TCCACTCCGTTTGTGACTAGTTTTTGATGCAGCCCTAGTGCGTAGCTGGTGTATTCTTCAAACCCTTGCTGTCCGAACCACTGGTTTTTTGCCTGCCAGCGCAGAGTTTTTTCGTCCGGTTCAGCCCTTGAAGGTTGGGCTTGTTGCGTTTGTACCTCATAATTATCTTCCTGTAAAGGGGTAGGACGATAATTTCTTACTTGTTCTGCACGAATCTTTGCGTCCATCACCTCTTCTTGAGCGGCAATGATGGCATCGTTATCAAAAGCTTCTTGTGCTGCTCTGAGTTTGCTACGGGCTGTGGCCAACTCAAATTCGGCTTTACCTTTAGCGCCTTCAATGATGGCTTCTTGTCCTGTGTAGACGTTTTGTTTGAGACGTTTATTCTCGTCAATCAACTGTTGTGCAAGACGCTCAAGCTCTTGCTTCTCACGCATTGTTGCTTCTTTGACACGGCGCTCGTCATGACGGGCATGGGTCAATTCCTTGATACGGAGTTTTACTTTGTCAGAATAGGTGTCGATTTCGTCTTCGGTTGGATCAAGCACTTCTCGGTCTAGGGGCTTGCGGCCTCTGTCACGTTCAGGCGTGTCGTCCTCAATTTCAATCTCTACTTCGCCTTCGCCTTCTATTTCAAACTCAACTTCGGCGGTTTTTTTGTCCTCGATTTCGTCGGGGAACTTGTACGGTTCAGCCATATTCTTCCTTTCAAGCGCGGGTCAGGCCGCGAGGATCTTGCACAACAGCATCAACTTGGTCGTCGTTGATGAGACGGAACTCCTTGCCAAAGATCTTAAATCTTGTTCCGGAGTAAGTACGTACTAACACGAAGTCGCCCTCTTTACACCATGCTCCGTTAGGAAACTTGGCGGTGTCGTTGTACGCGTCGGGGCCAACTTTTAAAACAAACAACACAGTGGTTGCAGTTTCTTCTTGGCGCATGCTTTCAATAGGCCGGACTAAGTCCAGACTTGTACCGTCGATACGTTCAGAGATGTCGGGCACGGCGCAAAGAATCTTCCAACCTGTGGGGATGGGAAGTTGCGTGGCCTTCTGCTCATCAGTAGCTTCAGGAGCATCCAGAGGCTGGATGGGTTCAGGCAGTGCAAAAGCACCGGGGGAAAGATCAATGTCACTCATCTGATTCTTCAACTTTCTGTGCAAGGTCAAGTAGATAACGCTCTGCGAGGGCTAGACCCTGAATAATCCCGCAGAGTTTTTGGTACTCTTCAAAAGTACGGCATGAACCCCCAGCCAAGTCATCGGCATAGTTGTTCATGTCAGTGCGCATTTTTTCACGTAATACGCGTACGAAGTCTTGAATCATGATTTAGGCTCACGTTGTTTGCTGTTTGAGAGCGCAGCAGTACGCGCTTGTAAATCCATCTGGGCTTTACTCTTTGCGATGTCGGCACCAATTTGGATACCGGCACGTTCTTGTTCAAACTGTTGCTTAAATTCGCTCTCTTTGATTTGCGCACCTGTGCGAAGAGCTTCCAACTCCAGTTTGCCGCTGACTTCTTGCTCTTTCAAAGCCTGTGCATCGGCCTTGGCAGCAGCGTCCATCATGATCTTTTGTTTCTTCAACTCTAGCTCTTGACCTTTGAGTTGAAGTTCCTGCATCTGCATCTGCATGATCGGGTCTTGCATCTGTTGCTGTGCCTGCATCTGCGCAGCCTTGGCTTGGTTCTGCATCATGACTTGCTGAGCCGCTTGAGCCATCATGCCGGACAACGCGATCTCCACCTGTGGTGGCAACTTCTCGTCTTCGGGAGGCAGGGGCATACCCAACTGTTGCTCGATCTGCTGGCGCATCTGATAACCAACGTGCTCTGCAATGTGGGCAGTGATTGCGCCCATGATCTTGGGAGCCTGTGGGTTCTGACCAATGAACTGCTGCATCATCGGGTCTTGCATCAGCATCATGTGCACTTGGATATGCGCGGCGTGGTCTTGATGCAAAAACGCTTTGATTGGCTTGCCCTTAAGTGCGTTCTGATTCTCCTGCACAGGATCGGTAGGCTTCTGATCGTCCTCAATAGGCACGAGCTTCTCTGCGTTCTTGATACCTAAGACGTTCAACATACCGCGGTGAAGTTCTGGCAAATTGTAAATGTCTGGAGCCATCTGCGCCATTTGAATGACGGCTTGATACTGGATAACGCGCTGAGACATGGTCGCAGCGTTGGGGTCTGACACGGGGATAACATCCACCAAGTCATAGTCGGATTTCTTAGCTTTGCGAGTGCCGTACTCGGGCGTGTATGTGTAGTCCGCGTCGGTGTAGTCGCGGATGATGTTTTTCAAGAGTTTGAACTCTTGCTTCAAGGCAAAGTGCACACGAGCCTGCACCGCAGTCATCACCTTTAACTGGCGCTCTAACAATGCAAGCGTTGTGCCGACAGGCGCGTTAGCGCTCATGTCACTGACTTTCATGTCAGCCGTTGCTGCAAAACGTCGGCCTTCGTCAACAATTGTCTGCATTAAGTTAAACAACGTCTGGCTTGGCTCTTTGTATGGGAGCGGCAAAATGTTGTCGCGGATTGTGCCCGAGCCAACGTCTACATCACGGAACTCTCCGGGTGCGATTGGTGTGTCGTCGCCTTTGATGCGCAAGCCGCGTGTCTTGAGTCCACCGGGCAAGTTGCTGAGTGTTCCTGCATCGACGAGTTGTCGCATGAGGGAGGTAGCGGATTTAGCAAAGCCTCCGATAAGATGGAAAAGCCCGAAGCCGTAAGCTCCAAAACCCGGGATATATTGGTAGTGAACGAAGTGCTGGCGCTTGAGTCGGAGGTCATCATCTTCCTTCCAGTTACGGCGGATTGACAGGATGTCGTTGGAGCCTTTAATCAACGTGACAACGTACGGCAACATGATGCCGGTCTCTTCGTCTGAGTCATCTTTGTCCTCATACCCTTCAAGGTTCAAATCTACATGGCACTCATAAAGCGTGTAGCGGTCGTCGTTCAAATCACTAAAGCCCGTCTCTTTGTCCTTGGCTTTCTGAATGTCTGTCAAGTCTCTGGGCGCATCAGATAACTCAACGTCAAGATAAAAGCCTGCTTGCTGGAGCTTGATGATCTCGTTCTTGGTCTTGCGCATGACGTGCGTGATGCGGTAGCAAGTATCTAAGTCCGTTGTACCGTACGGCAGATACATGTCTTCCGCAGGAATGAACATCGACACCTGACGTCCCAAGTTGGGATCGTAGTACACCTTCTTAAACGCTGAGCCTGTGGCTGGCAGTGACCAGAGCATGCGCTCGTGTTCAGCGCGGTACTCCGTCATGACTTCCGTCAACTCGTAGTTCATGTCGTCTTCAACGTTAGACGCCACTTCTTTCATCTCTGGCGTTTCTTTGCCAATGAGTTTGCTACGTACAGGCCCTTGGGCTGGGAACGTCTCAGTGATTGTCTCAGCTTGGAAGCGCACAACAGCTTCGGTAATCATGGGGTGGAACACACCGCATGCGCCGTTCCATGGTTCGGTGCGTTCTTCGATCTGTAAGCCCAACAGCTTCAGACCATCAACGTATGTCTTTTCCCAATCCTTGCGGCCATTCTTGTCGTTGTCAATGTCAGACACCAAGTCACTTGCCAGCGACTGCAAGGCACCGTCTTTTATGTACTCGGCCAAGTTATCGTCAAAGCCTTCTTCACCGTCATCTTCTCCGGGCGTGATGGTGATCTCCACCCCGTCCATACCAATGGTGACTTCTTCGGGATCAACGATCTCAATCTCAAGAGGAGATTCCTGTTCACCCAGCGCGTCAATGCCCATTGGTTGTTGGTACAGCGCTTTGTCGATGTTCGTTGCCATGTGTGTTCCTAATAGTATTCGTGTTTCCGGCGGTGAAAGATCGCAAGGTCGTCTTTCTCGTCCGTGTCTAAACTGATAAAGCCGCCTTGCCTAAAGCGTAGCAGCGCCTGTGTTGTCGTGTCCACGTAGTCGTCGTGCTCCCCGACTGGGAACGCGGCCACCTCTTCAATTACTTCTCGTGCCCAGCGTGTGTCGGGTGCCCAGACTTTACCACTGCTGAATAAATCCGCAACCGCATTCATTCGCACCATCTTATCGTTACCGCGACTGGGGGAGAACTCTTGGACTGGGATTCCCAACGCCCTAAGTTCTTGAATCAACGGCCCTCCGGATGCTTTCTTCTCAACAATGAACGCATCAGGCTCCCACTCCTTGTATTGCTTAAGTGCCACCACCTTAAGTTCAGGGAAAGCCATGCGATCTTTAAACGCATCCAGTAGGATAAGTTGGGGCGAGTCATTTTCTTCCTCGTTGTAAAAAATGCCCCACGTTGTGCAGGCGGAATAGTCGGATGTGTTTTTTGTTTCAAACGCTGTATCCCACGATTGAATGATATATTCGCACTTTGGCGGGTCATCCGGCTCCCAAATCCGCCACATCTTGCGGCTGACGATGGCGCTGTTCTCGGAAGTTGGCTGCTGCATGTACTGCGCGTTCCAATAACGCGGGTCAATACTGGCTTTTGTCGATTTCAACGCCTCAAGTGACCACTGCTCTGGCCACAGGGACTTCTCGTCTTCCTCGTCCTCGTTCAAAATGGCTGGCAACTCCACAATCTCCCATGGAATAGCCTCTGGGTTCTTGGTTTGGTAGTCAATCAAGCGTCCGGTCAGGTCTAGGAGCGACCAACGGGTCATCACAATGATAATCCCACCACCCGGCATCAAGCGCTGCAGTGGGCCAGTCTGGAACCAAGACCACGCCGTATCAAACGCAAGTCTAGAGTTTGACTTTACGTCTTGCTCCGAGTGAGGGTCATCAATAACGAACAGATCAGCACCACGACCAGCAAGAGCGCCCCCGACACCAGCAGCATAGTACTGACCGCCAGCGCTTGTAGACCACTTACCGGCAGCCTTTTGGTCATCTGCCACCAATGTTTGGGGGAAAACTTCACGGTATTCATCAGAGTCAATCAAGTTACGTATGCGCCGTCCAAAGTCTTCAGACAGACCCGCAGTGTGCGTGCCCATGATGATTTTCTTCTCAGGGTATTTACCTAGGAAGTACGCAGGGAACAGATAGGATGAGAACTCAGACTTACCCATACGCGGCGCGATGTTGATAATCACACGCTTCTTCCTGCCCTCAACCACGTCCGTAAATATCTTAGCTAACTTCTTGTGATGTGGGCCCACTTTAAAATTGGGGTACACCGCCTGTGCAAATCCAAGCATGTTGGTACTGGCCGCTTTTAGGCTGGCGCGTTTCTCTCTGAGTTCCAAGTCCTCAAAGAGTTCCATCTTCTCCTGCACGCTCATATAGGGGAGCGCCTTTTGCATGGCCTCAAGCTCAATCTTACTGAGTGTTGTAAAATCGTCACGCTTCATCTGATTTGTCTTCTGTTACGTCAATCACATCTATAACACCCATGAACCTATTAAGCTTTTCTTTAATACGGTTTTCAAGCTCGACGTCTGACATCTCAGTTTTCTTGACTTCAATCTTCTCTGTGAACAAGCCAACTTCTGTCACCTTACCCAGCAACCCTAGCGCTTTGAGTCGGATGTTGGCGTTGGGGTGTTCAGTTTCTTCTACCAGCTTGGCCACTGTGTAGCCTCTGATCTCTTTAGCCTGCTGTACAAATTCCCAGTCATAGGCTGAAAGCAATCCTACTAATCTCTGGACAGCCTCTGGCACTTTTATATTAGCTAGAGAGGTATGCGTGATTTCCGCAGGTTTGGCGGTGACGATGTTTGTGAAAGCAGTACGCGCTGCTTGGCTTTGCGCCTCATTGACCAAAGTATCTGTGTCCACTGCGCCCAGTTCTTTGAGCCAGTCAACCGTTTTGGCCATGCCGTCTACCACGTCCGATGGATCTGTCTTATCCATGGGGACGAAATTACCCTGATGCTCCTGCACCTCGGGTTCGAAATTGATTAAGTGATCTAACATTCTGCGCATAAGCCCTTGAACCTGCGATGTAGATAATGTACACTCAAATCGAGTGGGTGCGCAACAGTGTTGTGCATTTGCTTTCTCCTTGATGGTATCAGTTGCCATCTTTGCCCCGGCTCGCAAGGTCGGGGCTTTTTTTATTTAGTGTTGTCTAACGTTAGACATAGGTATTTCTAAATTTTTATAAAATTTTTAGGGGTGGGGTAATTAGTACTAAGTTATTACAAAGTTTGTTTTGCGGTTATGAAACAGTGTTCGTATGTGAC